TTCAAATGTAATATCAGCATCTTCACCCATGTTGAAGTTACCAGTCATTGTACCACCAAGGGCACTAATATAACGACCGTTAACTTCTTGTGTAACGTATAAGTTTTGAGTAAAGTTATCGTTTAGATCTTCTGACTTAATAGCGGAGCCTGCATAAAAGGTTGCTGTTAAATTGTCAATGCTGGTTTCTCTAAATATTTTGATTTTGACTCCGTTATTCGGAGCAGTATTAAATTGTATTGTGGTTGCATTAGCTAATGTAAAAGCTGTGGTAGCAACCGCATCAAGACTAACTTTTATGTCTGATGCCTTAAGATATGGGAATGTAAAAGAGTAATTGGTAGTGGAACCATTACCAGTATATTCATTTTGTGTAACAGCACTCATATGCTATTTCCTCATGTTAATTAGGTTTTGTGTTTCTATATCTTTCTTTTGTAATTCACCAGCTCCCTGTACGTCACCTTCACCAAGGCGTTGTTTAGCTCGCTGTGCATTATAGATAGATTGTTGTACATGTGGATGGTCTCTTAAATATCTAGCTTCTGCTTGTTTTAAAGCATCACGAAGTATAGAATTTAATTTTTTATGTATAGGTAATAAGGTTGTTTTTAAAGCAATCTTCTCAGGATCTAACTGAAGCTGTGTACTTCTGAGTGATTTTAGATCTTTGATATCTTGTTGATATGCTTTGTTTTTCATTAACCGTTCAACTTGTTTAAACAGTTCCTGTTCACCTATGTATTGGTTTATTAATTCTCTGTCTTCTGGTTTCCATTCGTATGATCCTGTAGTATCCATCTTCAATATGTTAGTACCATTATAGCCTATATCTTGTAGAAATATTCTCCAAGGTTCAGCTCCACTGCTAACTTTTATAGGGCTCAAAGCATTAAGTGCTTTTAACCATGGATTATCAATATCATTTAATGGCTTACCTGTCCATATATCAATCTGATTAGGCAAGGTACTCTTTAAACCGGGTAGTCTGTTCTTTACAAAGTCGATGATTTCACCGTCTATATCTTTCTGTGCTGTATCTATAGCGTTAGATATTACACCAAGACCTCCACTAGCTGGTATCCATGACGATGCACTCTGAGACACAAGTCTGTTAAATGCACGTACGTTACCGTTGATAGCGTCGAATAAAGGTTCTATACCAGCTAAAGGTGATTCGTTAAGGAATGTAGCACCTATAGTCCATGCAAGCTTAGACTCCCAACTCTCTAACAAGTGTTCATCTATATCACCAGCATAGTATGCTAAGTCTCCTATGATAGTTAACATATGTTCTAGACCTATTATACCTTTGAAGCTGACCCAGTTATTACCTATTTTAATAGTCTTAGGTCTATAGCCCATTTCATCTCTTTCTTTGTTTCTACGTGAGGCATTATAATGTCCGTTACCACGAATATTACCACCCATAGCATATCCAAATAAAGTAGATACAAGTAAGCTACTAAATGCCATTCTTCCTACATACTCTGCACGTAAGTTCTCAAAGATTACTTGTGCATTAGTTTCTTTAGCTACATCTATGCCGTGCTCCATAAGAGCTTCAGCTATATCATCAGCCGTCTTAGCATATATAGTTTTACTATACTTACTGATACCGGGTATAAGTGATACAGGTGTCCATGATGCACCAGCTTTCATAAACTGAGAAGCTGTACGTGGAAACGCCATAACTTCTTTGAGTATAGGGTAAGCTGTAGTTCCTTGGTTAAGGAATGTAGCTAGACCATCGTCTAAGTTAAGCTGTATTTCACCAGCCATAGATCTTAGAGTCTTATCTCTAACTAAACCATCAGCATCAAAGAAGCTATCATAGTGCATCTTCTCTGCCTTAAGTAGTGCAGCTTGTGCTTTCTTACCAAATGTACTACCAAACTCAGTAAAGACATCATCGTATGCTTTAGAACGTGCTAGATAATGTGCGAGGTGTGTGGTTGTAAACACGTCAGGGAATACCATAGCGGTCATACCATAACGTAAACCTTTCATACCAGCTATCTGCTTAAGTCTAGAAGCCGTTTTTAACTGATATGATCTACCCCAGTTACCATCAATCTCATATAACTTAGCCATGTCATCCATGATCTCCCAAGCTTTATCAGTTTTGAATACAAAATCTTTACGAAATGTCTTCATCATAGCTGTAGGATCTTGATGAGTCTTCTTCATCATTTGAAACGCATCAGTAAGTGCACGTCTGTTTGTTTCCCAGACAGCACCATTATAATATATAGTACGTTTAATACCATCTATATTACCAGTAATACCATGACCCATCAATGCTGTTATAGGTCTGAATATTAACTGTGCACCATTACCTAAGCCAGCTCTAAATGCAGATATACCAGACAACATATTGTTGTACCGTACACCCCATGCAGCCTTAGCAAATAGGTTCATGTTTTTAGGATCAGGACTTCTAAGCATACCCATCGGTGTAATCTGATCTGCTGCCCATTTGTATAGTTTAGCAAGACTATCTACGTCACCATTAGTGTGTGAGTAAGCGTCAATCAGTGGACGTATAGCTTCTGGTTTACTCTTACGTAGCTCTTTAAGAGTACGAGTAAACTTTCTGTTCTTAGCATGTATGCTGTTCTGTGCAGTTGTAAACTCATCTGTAAGAGTTTCAATAGCTTCATTTATATTTCCGGGAGGTATCTGGTCAAACCAGTTCTTGTTACGTAGACTCCAACCAGATATGTATTTGTTAAGAGCATACTCATCCATAAGGAATTGTAGCTTATCAATAACAAGATCCATAGCACGGTTGTCATCTATGAACGGAGCCATCTCAGTTAGAGATCTTGCAATAGTAGATGCTTCTCTACCTAGTGTATCCATAACTCTAGCTGATGAAGCTGTAACCTCTCTACCTAAAAATCTGTCAACTAAGTCACGCATAGCAAATGCTGCTGCTCTTGCCTGCTCTTCGTTAATAACCTCGACTTTAAATCTACCCATAAGTAAATTCTTTACGTCTCTGTTATCTAAGAATAATGACTTAATGTCGTCTACTGTACCAGCTGTCATGATATCATTGTAGATACCCCATGCAGCGGCGTTCATTTCTTTTGCACTAAATCTAAAGCCATCAACGATAGCGTTAAATCTACCAGCGTCTCTAGCTGTTTCCGCTACACCCATTACAGCATCACGTGAGGTAGGTCCTACCATAAGACCCTTCTTTCTCATAGAGTCTGTAATCACAGGTGCTGGATCTCCAGCTGACGTACCAGCTTTAATAGCTGTAGTATCTGCTATGTTACGTGCAACATTACCGGGAGGTACACTCTGTTTAGCTTTAGCTGCATCTGATAGTAAGTCTGCATTTAAGTCAGGATCTAGTCCATTAATGTCTAGCTCAAGCTGCTCAAAATTATTAGCTATCTTTCTATCTATAGCTGCGTCTGCTTCAACATCATCAAGATACTGATACCTGTTCATGTAAGTATCAACATCGTCGATATTACTTAATGAGTTTTGTAGGTTTAGTTTCTCGTTAATTAATGCAGTCTCATTACCTCTACTTAGATTCTTACGACCTAAAGATAATAGCTCGTCAATCTCTTGTATACGTATGAGTATATCTTCATCACCACCAAGTTGTAATACACCTTGTTTGTAGTTTGCTGCGGTTTCGTCAAGTGGCTCCATCCAGCCTAGAGCTTTCTTACCATTCTTAACATCAAGAAAAGCTCCGATTACACTACCAATTCCAGCAAATGGTGCTGACTCTAGCATGTTTTTAACTTTTCTTACACCGGGGCTATCACTATCTGCGGTTCTAAAGAAGTCAGGTAAAGGTATTCTACCCTTTGGACCAAACGTCTCAGGAAACATATTACTTAATTCTGTAGTAATACTGTCATCCTCTCCGACATCACTCAACGCTAATACTGTGGCGTCTATACCAATCTGAGTTGACAAGTCAGCAGCTAGTTTTGTAAACCAAGGTTTAGTAAACAGCTTACCTCCAGCAAGCTTAGAGTTAACAGCAGCGGAACCTTTACCACCTAAATAGATAGTAGGTAATACAATAGAAGATATACGCCTTATCATCTGATGAGCAGGGTTGTCAAGCATTGTAGCTTTATCATACTTATCATCTACCTTACCAAAGCCGGGTATTAGTGTACCAGCAGCATCCATACCAAAGTCAACTAGACCTAAGCCGGGTGCAGATAGACCTTGAAAGTTTTGATCTAAACGCTTACCTATAATCTGTAATGCGTTAGTACCACCAGTTTTTTCATTTGTTTTTTTCTTGTAGTCTTCGTATGGCATACCGTGATACTTTTGATACCACTCATCCTTTAATCTGTTTCTTTCTTCAGCTTGTGAATCATCTATAGTAGGTATAAAACCAAGCTTTTTCTCTTTACCATAATCCCACCAGCCGTTATACTCATCGAGCATCTTTTGGTGGTTGGCTTTATCTCTTAAATCAATAGAACTGTTACCTATTTTAGAGTTAAATGGTGAAGGAAATACTGGTTCAGCATTGACACCTTCAAGGTTTCTAAAGCTCTGTGGTGTATACCCTAGCAGTTGTTCATCTTTTTCTTCTTCCATTAAATCCTCTCCTG